GACTTTAATATGACCAAAGACGCAATGAAGCTGGCGCTGGAGGCGTTGGAATACATTGACCTATGCGACAACGACAGAGACTTTCTCCATCCGCATGAGTGTTTTCAACTGGACGAAGCCATCACCGCCATCAAGCAAGCCCTTGCAGCACCTGTGCAGGAGCAAAAGTACACAACAACGCGGAACTCGTGGACTGGCAAGGCAACGCACAAATGCAACCTGTGCGGCAAAGATGACTTTAGGTCTGAATACGCTGCCAAGTTCCACGAGTGCCAAAAATCTGTGCCTGATGCAATAACCGGAGACGACGAAAGCCCCGAGTATCGGACGGGCTGGAATGAATGCCGGGAAACAATGCTGAATCAACTGACCACCCAACCCGCAGGAGAAAAGAAATGAATATCACACAAGAACAATTGCGCGAGATTTTTGATTATTGCGATGGGCAGTTGGTTTGGAAAAAATGCCGCAACACCACGGTGATTGGCAAACCTGCTGGCGCTGTTGGTGGCCGAGGCTACGTCAATGTCAAGTTAAACGGCAAAACGTACACAGCGCATCGCTTGGTGTATTTGATGTTGCACGGCTATGTCCCAGACATGATTGACCACATTGACCGCAACAAGACTAACAATCGCATTGAAAACTTGCGTCCAGCTACTGTCTCTCAAAACGTATGCAACCGTGAAGCGCCATCAAACAGCACTACCGGGATCAAAGGTGTGCGTTTTCATAAGCGAGACAAAAAGTGGATTGCTTATGCAAAACTTGCAGGTAAACAAACGCACATCGGCACTTTTGAGTCAATGGAGGCTGCTGCCTTTGCTGCATCAATTGTGAGAATAAATCTACACGGGGAGTATGCACATGGCTGAACAACAAATGGCAAATTACACGTTGACGATTGAAGCGGACAGCGGTTACGAAAGCACAACAGAGGGACGCTGCACAGCAGAGCAGTATGGTCAGGCAATGGCGGCGTTGCACGGCACTATTCCCGCAGCACAGCGGCAATGGGTTAATGCCACTACTTGGCGGGGGCTGACGGATGAGGAGATTCAAACAATCTGGCGCAGCTCAGAGCATATGAACAACGTAGAAGTTTGCCGAGCCATCGAAGCCAAGTTAAAGGAGAAGAACTGTGACTAGTAAGTTTCTACGTCATATCGCCTGTGAGCACTGCGGAAGCTCTGACGCTAACAGCCTCTATGACGATGGACACACTCACTGCTTTCAATGCGGTACAACAGAGCACGAAGGTGCTTACGATGAGCGAACGGTAATGAGGGACGCTGTAGCCCCTCGGAAAGCAACACCAATGGTAGACGTTAAAGGTCAATTCAAATCAATCCCTGATCGAGGAATCAGTCAGGCAACATGTGAGAAGTATGGAGTAACCACTGATGGAGATAAACAGTATTATCCTTACACTGACGGAGACGGAGTTAGAACGGCTGTTAAACAACGCAATGTTCCTACAAAGGCATTCTCCATCACCGGAGATTTCAAGGGAGCAACACTTTTCGGTCAGCATCTCTTTCACGCTGGAGGAAAGGCTATCACCATCACAGAGGGAGAGCTTGATGCTCTCGCTGCTTTCCAAATGCAAGGGTCTCTCTACCCTACAGTGAGTATCCGTAACGGTGCTCAGGCTGCTTTGAAGGACTGTAAGGCCCAGTATGAGTGGTTGAACAGCTTTGACTCTGTGGTGATCTGCTTTGATGCCGATGAGCCGGGAAAGAAAGCTGCTAAGGAAGTTGCTGAGTTGTTCGGTAACAAGGCCAAGATCATGCAACACAAGAGTGGACACAAGGATGCTTGTGATTACCTGATTGCAGGAGCTACCAAGGACTTTGTTAACGAGTGGTGGAGAGCTGCACCTTATGTGCCTGACGGTATTGTTAACGCTGCTGATCTCTGGGAGGAAATCTCCAAGCCAGAGCCAGTTGCAGAGGCTCAGTACCCTTGGAAGGGCTTGAATAAGCTCTTGTACGGTATCAGACCTGCTGAGTTGATCACGGTTACCGCAGGCAGCGGATTGGGTAAGAGTCAGTTCCTTCGGGAGATTCTTTACAACCTGCTGAAGACCACAAGCTGGAACATTGGTGGATTGTTCCTTGAGGAATCTACCCGTAAGACAGCACGAAGTATTATGTCATTGCACGCTAACAAGTTGTTGCATTTGCCTGATACTCCAACGACTGAACAGGAATTGAAGGAGGCTTTTGATGCTACTCTTGGATCTAATCGCATCTATCTATTTGATCACTTTGGCAGCTCTGATGTGGATAACATCTCCAACAGAATCCGTTACATGGCAAAAGCCTGTGATTGTCGCGTGGTGTTTCTCGATCACATTAGCATCGTTGTTAGTGGTCAAGACTTAGGCGATGAACGCAAAGCTATTGATAACATGATGACGAAACTGCGGACACTGGTTCAGGAGTTGAATATCACATTGATCTGTGTTAGTCACCTTCGTAGGCCTCAGGGCAACCAAGGTCACGAAGATGGCGGTAGCGTGTCTCTGTCTCAGTTGCGAGGCTCTGGTGCTATTGCACAGTTGAGCGATGCAGTGATCACGTTGGAGCGTAACAGCATGGCTGAGAACGAAGATGAACGTCACCTGACCAAGATTGCAGTGGCAAAAAATAGGTACAACGGGGAGACTGGCCCTGCTTGTAAGTTACAATATAACGGTTATACTGGACGTATGACTGAAGTTGAGGAAGAGCCACTATGAATATTACCATTGAACAGCTTGATGATCAGTACGATTGTGATACCTGTGGATGTTCCTTTGCAGAAGGAGCTGTAGTTCTGTTTGACGGAGAAGAAGTTATTTCGATGAGGCCCCAAGCTCATTGTTACGCAGGAAAAACCTACACTGATGACATGATTTTTGAGGCTATCTTGAATAAACTTGGACACACATTGGAGTATGTATGACAGCATGGCATGGCGGTAAAGGCTCATCTAGCCGCCCTAAACAAGTGAGCGATGAGGATTATGCAAACCGATGGGATGCTATCTTTGGAAGGGATAAGGCTAAGAAGGAAGAACCTATTGGTAAACCTTTGAAAGAAGAACCTTTGAAGGAAAATGAGAATGATTAACGCAGAGCAGTTGATCGTGGGGGCCACCGGAGTAGGATACCTCATCGTAGGTGTGCTACAATGGAGCAAGGGAGAAATCTCTAACGGGATGATCTGGACGGGGTATGCCTTTGCTCAGATCGGACTTTGGTTGAACATTAAATGAAAGTAACTTATGAGGATTGTCCTCGACATTGAGACAAACCTAGCACATGACAAGATTCATGTTGTTGTAACTAAAGACATTGACACTGGAGAAGTAAAGTTATGGAAAGCAGCCGACAACCTGCGGGAGTATTTAAAGGGCGTGTCGTTGATAGTCATGCACAACGGCATAAGTTTCGATGTACCAGTATTGAATCGCTTATGGAAGACGAAGATTCGTTTGAATCAAGTGTACGATACGTTGATAGTAAGCAGGCTACTCGATCCCTCACGAGAGAACGGACACAGCCTCGAAGCATGGGGACAGACACTTGGATTTCCAAAGATTGACTATGCGAAAGTATGGGAATGGCTTATGGATCGCCGTGAAGAATATCGTGGTGAGAGCTTCGATTTTCCTCATAGTGGGCTTCTTGATGACTATTGCGTACGTGATGTCGAAGTAACTGCTAAACTGTATCTCAAGTTGGTCAATGACTTCAACGAGAAACAGTTTAGTCTGGAGTCGTTGGAACTTGAACACAGTGTTGCCGCTATCATTGCTCAACAAGAAAGGAATGGGTTTAAACTTGACCAAATCTACGCAACCTGCTTACTTACTGACATCAAGTCAAGAGTGGCTGAAATATATGAGCGAATGCAATCACGATGGCCTCCGGTCACTGTTGAACGATACTCTGACAAAACAGGAAAGAGACTCAAGGACAGCGTGGTTACTTTCAACCCCGGAAGTAGACAACAGATCGGAGAGCGACTGAAGGAACTAGGGTGGAAGCCTAAGGAGTTTACCGAGACAG